CCTTCTTTTAAAAGTGACTCAGCAATCTTGCCCATAGGAGTGGATAAGATTTGTGCTTTTCCAATAAAATTATTTCCTTCCTTTTGAAGAGAAACAATTTTATGTGATACACGATCAAGATTTACTGTTGGTCCATCTGGATGCCCAAGTTCACCAAGAGCACGACCTTTATTAACATACTGCTCAGTGTATCTTTTTACTTCCCTCTCCATAACAGGCATACGATATATTCTGTTATTGCGATTAGGTTGTTCAGTTTGTAAGAACGGACCTTGAATATATAAAGTTTTTTTACCGTTAACATTTTCGGTAATAACTTCTACTGATTCAATTTCTTCGGTAATGAGTTTCATTATGCTTGCCCCGAAATTTGTACTTGTTGTGAATAAACGATTCCTGAACTACCATCAGATCTGGCTGCTAATCTTTGGGATAATGAAAGTGACTCATTTCCAGATGGAGTAAATGCAGTTGCAATTCCACTAGAGTCGTATCCCAAAGTAATTCTAGATTGATAATATCCATTTACTCCAGTTGAAGTATCCACCGCATTTACTGGAACATGAACAAAATTATAATAAGATTGATTTGCTCCAGTAAGAGTTACATAATCACCTACACCAAATGGTGCTTGAGTTCCCTCTGGAAAATCAACAGTAGTTGTTGTTCCAGTAGTAATACCAACAACTCTATTTGATGCTTTTGTTAGAGCAAGAGTTTCTGATTTTCCTGCGGGCACATAATAATCAGCAATTGTTGCTGTTGGATTCGTTCCAATTGCAACGAAAGCCCCTGCAGTCACAGCAGTTACTCTAATTACATTCGATTGAACGACAAACGATGTTGTCATTCCAGAGGTGGCAGTTGTTGAAAGTGAAATGCCAGCACCAACTGGTCTATGGGCCATTATTTTTTTAAATACACTTTTAGTTATTTATGAACAAATCTCTCTCACTCTTCCTCTTTAGTAACGTCTCCAAACATGGATAATGCTACATCTGGACGAAAAGTATCAATTTTTTCTGCTGACTTTACGAATAAAAGTTCTTTGATTTTATCACTAATTTGTGATGGTGATTCGTCAGAAACGATCATATTTAGTAGATCATCCATTATTATAATCCAAATTATTAATCGTTTTTATTTATATCTCACCACCACTAGGAATTTTGGTAGCACGAGTATCTAATTCTGCTGCACGTCCATTAACCTCTGTCGCAGATCCAGCAACATTAAGATCTGGTTCTACGACTGGTTTCCCCAAATCCATTTCTGCGGGGTCTGGTTCTAAAGGCATACCTGTAGTTGGATCAACTGGAATACTTGGATCTGGAATAGTTCCATTTTTTATTTCTTTTTTAATTTGAGCATCTTGTTCTAAGATTTCGACATCAGTTTGTCTTAAAACTTTTCTTCTTATGTAATCTTGTGAAAAATATTTACCGACATATGGTTCTGCAACCTGAACCATATTCAGTCTTTCGTTAAGTAACTCTGCATCTTTTAACTCTGCAAAATGATTATCATAAAGAAAATCATATTGAATATGCTCAGTCATTATCTCCCAATCTTCTGGAGTAATAATATTTTTAAGAATTAATTGAGTTCTTAACATATCACTAAACATGTAAGAAAATCTTTTTCTTAGGCGAGCGACAAATTTGCTAAATTTAAGTTCATCGCGGAGAATTTCTGAAGAACGACCAAGATTAAATCCACCTTCACCGTCCATTCTTGATGGTGGAACATTTAAAGAACGATAAAGTTTTTTCTTGAAATATTCAATATCAGTAATTTCACCAAGGTTTTGACCACCAGGAAGAGTAGAAATTTCAGTGCCTCTCCCACCTTCACGACGAGGAAGCCAGAAATCTTCTAACATCGCCATGAATTTTTTATCATCACGGATTTCTCCAGTGTTTGCATCATATACAAGTTTATTTCTATATCTCATCATAACATCACGGAGATATTGTTCTGCCTTTACTTTTGGAAGATTACCGACATCAATATAGAAAATTCTTCTTTCTGGAGCACGAGACAGTCTGTAAATAACAAGACTATCTTCAATCATACGAAGTTGATTGAGAGATTTAATTGCTTTGTGTAAATATGAAAGAGTTGAACCCTTATTTCTGTCTACAAGACCTGAAGTACAATATACAATAGAATCTTTAGTCATACGAACTCCAGAACTTGCTCCACCCAAAGACCCAGGAGCAGGAGTCCCTGTTGGATATGTCATCTTTGGTTCATAAACAAAATATTCTTCAATTTCTGGGAATTGATAATCCATAGGATTATCAATATTTCTGTTTGTAACTCTATATTTATCTCCTTCTTTTCTCAGTGCCTGTCTTACATAACGAATTTTCATTGCGTCAATATATCTTAACTCTTGAATTCCTAATTGAGGATTTTTGAGATCAATTACTTTATGATAAAAAAGTCTTCCATCAACATACCAATTTCTATAGATTTCGTGAGACTTCTTATCAAAATCTAAAAGTTCTAAGATATATTTAAATTCTTGTCTTATTTTCTTTTTGATACCATCACTTGCGTTCAAATTATCCAAGTCAATTTGAACAGGACTATCATTAGTATCTGATACAATTGCTTCGTTTACAATATCTTCAATGGCACTATCGCACTCTGGATGAAGTGCCATTTCACGATATCTTTTGATAAGATCAAATTCTGTTCTATAAACACCTTCAATATCTACATAGGATCCAAAAAATCCACTGCTCAAATAATGGTCAACCCCGTCCTCCTTGTTGGGAGGAACGGGGGAAACTGCACTAGGAGACAATGAATCATTGTCCTCAATAGAAAATCCAAATAATTTTGCCATAATTTATTTTAAGTTTATCTTTAACCTATTTATTAACCGTTTGGACCACCAGCTCCAGATACTGAGAAAGATTGTACCTGGAATTCTACTGTAAATTCTTCAATTGTGTCTGAAGAATCATATGATACATCAATTTGAGATACATTTGTTGGGAAAATATCAATGAATTCATATTCCTTCAGAACTGCGTTCGCTGTCCCTTGACTGTTTTGACTACTAGTAGTAGCACCTCTACCTAATTGATAAACCTTTGCATTTTTCATATAAGCACTTGGATCAGTTGCTCCAAGGTTAGTATCAAGTTTTGCAATCAACTCTGACCACGCTTCAAATGCATTTCTTAGAAGAAATCCTTCATCATTGATGACCGTAACTGTCCAAGTATCAATTGTTCTGTCTCCAGCAACTTTAAAAATTCTGCCTCTAAATGGAACATCAATTGATGCTACATTTTGTGCTGGAAGTGCAGCCGCTTTGCACATAAATCTAAAGTTGTCAGCGTCCCATCCAGTGATTCCGTCTGGTAGAGTGGTTAATTCAACTTCAAATAAATTAGGGCGAGCACCGCCTCCAGACATTGCTGCCTTAAACTGAGAGATTGTTTTGTTTTCTCTTGTTGTTGCCATGATTTGCTATCCTCCTTTTGTTATTTATTATAATAAATTAAACTCTACCGACTACTTCTTCAAAACTTACGCCTGTGCGAGTAGCAACAAATGTCAGAGTTACGTAGTTAATAGACTTCGCAGGCTTCAGGAAGATATCTGCCCTGAATTCATTGTTATCAATAACATCAGGAGTGTTGTTTGTGGTATCGCAAACAACGAGGAATCCATAAAGACCCCTCTTAGCCTGAACATCACGCAGATAGGGTTCCACGATATTTTTAAAGTTTGCTCTTGTCAGTTCATCGTTCAATTCGAACAGTTGAGCTTCTGCTGCCTTTTGGAGAGCCTGTTCAATTGTTAGGAACAAACGACGAACATTGATTCTATCGAACGCAGATGCATAACCAAGGGCAGTTTTATCTCCAAACAAAAGAGTACCAATTCCAGGTTGAGTTACAACTGGATTAATTCTAGATGGATATAGTTTATCTCTCTGTGCTTTATTGGGGTTATATGCAAGTCTGATAGCATTATTAATGATTCCACGCCTT